CGATGATTACAGTGGTAAGCGTAAGACATATGAAATGCTATCAGCTTGCCAACAGGCTCTAATGGCTCGAAACTATTCGATACCAGGTGCGAGAGTATTAAGTGTCGCAAGACGTGATACTCGTGTTATTGATGATAATAGCCCCAGTGTAAAGCATGGCATTCTAACAATTCAATATAAAGTACAAAACATCTAACAGTCCTAAATGGGCTGTTTTTATTTTAGGAGGGAAAACACTTATGCAAAACGGTAAAGACACGGTCTTACTCGTACAATTAGCAACTGCTGCTCTTGGTGAGGATGGATTTTTAATCGGTAATTTAACCGAAAACTCTTATTCTATGGAGAATGAACTTGTAGATGAACAAACGAAATTCGGACGTATCCTAGCTTACGGTCAATCGAGTGAGTCATTTGAAATTACGGCTTATGGTGATAAAAGTGATCCAGGGCAGAAAGCTATCTTAAATGCTATCCGAAACGAAAAGCAATTAAAAGTGTGGGAAGTTGACTTAGAGCTCAATGCGAATGGTAAACATGATGCTGTGTTTGCCTACACATTAGTTGAGTCAGTAGAGAAATCGAGTCCTGGTGATGGATTCCAAGAAGTATCAGCTACATTACAAGTTATCGGTAAATCCCAAACTGGGGAGCTCCCACCATTGCCAACTGAAGTAATTGAGTTCGCACGCTATGGCTTTGAAATGCCAGGTGAAAAGTCAGGAGAATTTGGCAAAGAACAAACAGAAGGTGCTCCAGTAGATAGTGTATCGGTTACTCCGCAAACAACATCTGTAGTAGTCGGAAGCACTCGTCAGTTAACAGTTACTGTACTTCCAGCAGAGGCGACTAATAAAAACGTAACATTCGTTTCTAGTGACGTGGCAATCGCTACGGTGACACCTGCTGGATTAATCACAGGCGTGGCCGAAGGTTCAGCAACAATTACTATTACAACAGCAAGTGGTGGCAAAACAACGACAGTCGCTGTAACAGTCACTG